CTGGTGGACCTTCGTTTAAGGAGCTACTCATGCGTAACCTCTCTATCACTATCCCCGCTACTGCTACCTTTACGGTCGCAGGTTTGGGCTACTTCCCCGGAGAAATAACCTCCCGCATCGTTCACATGATGTGGGCCGGTTCTGACTTCGAAGATGATATCCCTAAGGGGGATTTCGAGCGCGATTACGATGCGGTCTGGCAAATCGTCTATGACGGTTCGCTCGACGATCACGATCTCGCGCCCTCTATGGTAGAGGGTTTGCGTAAGTTTCGGACATGGCTTCAAGGTCTGGAAACAGACCAAGATGCTGTCATGGAAACGGTCCACATTCTTGGAAACTTGAATGCGGGCCACTTCCTGGCGTTTGTGTCCGAGCTGGACCCTGACGACCTTGATGCGCTCGACGGAAATGACTCTGTCAACGTGGATGCGCATCACCTTATCCGGGAATGCCTCTTGTTCGGGAATGGTATCATTAATGATACGTATTCCGACAAGCCGGCTATTCTGGAACGGGATGTGGAAGTCATGGTTCAGCGGCTTCTGAACGAGGGTCCCCAAGAGATGGGGGATCCTTTGACGCCTGTGAAGGCGCCACACTCGTCGGCTTTTGCTGCTTACGCTCACGTCATTGCTCAACGACTTGACGCCCTGGCCTACTCGGATACGCAGAAATGCGTAGACGAGATGTTCAGGCTCCGTTCAGTCATGGAGCAAGACAGCGAAGTCAGCGCTTCCGAGAGGAAGCTGCTTGACTCGCTGATCGATATTTCGATCGTGGGCTTGGAGCAACTCTAAGCCGCGGTGCAAAACCACGCTAAGCGTGGACGAACCTAAACGTTCCGGTGAAACCGGAGAGATTTGGCGGACCTACCCGTTGTAGGCTGACCTAGAGGAGCGAGGTGATGATCGAACCGGACCAGAATAGTTTCGAAGAGCGGAATTCAACGTATGTATCCCAACGCTTTTACTTCCCTGACCAGGGAGGTGATTGGGAAAGGATTGACATTGACCCGCCACTCGAATACTATGGTCCGACGAAAACCACCCACGTTCTCAAGGTCACGACGTCCACTGTGACTCCGGGTTACCGGAGACGACGCCGACGCGGACCGCTTCCAGACCACCCGTTCCACATCAAGAAGTACTTTAAGAGCGACCCGAAAGGGCCGCACTGGTACTTCGAGTTGCAGAACGCGAGTATGGGCAATCGCGTGCACCAGCGCACTACCTTCACGGGTACGTGCGAAGCGCATGGCGCCGATATTTCACAAGGACCCCCTGCCGACGATCCTTACCCGAGGCTCGCGATGAAGCTTCTCGACCAGTTGCAGTCTGAAAAGGCGAATACTGCTGTCGCGATGGCGGAGTTGAACAAAACGGCCGCGCTGTTTACAAAAACAGCGACGAAGTTAGTCCGGGCAATCCGGGCTCTCAAGGGGCTCAACGTCGGGGAGTTTGCTCGTGAGCTGGGCCTTACTGAACGCGCGAAGACCAAGATCGTAAAGACATGGGTCCGTATGAACAAGGGAAAGCAATTCTCCTTGAAATCAGAAGGACGCCGTCGTCAATACGAACTGAACTCTAAGTTCGTTTCGCAGACCTGGCTCGAGTACTCCTACGGTTGGAAACCACTCTTGAAGGACGTCTATGACCATGCCGAAGCTCTTGCGGCAACGGTTGTAGAACGAGAGTACGTTATGAGAGAAGCAAAGGCCAAACACTACACTGAAAAGAGAGTAGTTACCGACTTACCCATCTGGGATCAACCCTGGTGGAGCCGTCGGCGACAATCTTCTGATCAGCAGTGGCAGGCTATGGAAGTCCGCTACAGCATCTCTCCAGGTGCTGTTCAGGCGGTCAGAGCCTTCGGGTTAACAAACCCGTTGGAGGTTGCCTGGGAGCTGGTGCCGTTTAGTTTCGTCGCCGATTGGTTTATTCCTCTCGGCGATGCGATAAAAGCGCTCACTGCTACCCAGGGACTGACCTTCCACAGTGGGTGGAAAACCACCCGCTCGCTTCATAAGTTGCAAACTGCAATTTATGGTAATCAAACCTCTCACCCGTCCGGGTCTTTGCGATTGGTATGTTTTGGCCGCGCTGAAGCCTCGCTCTGGTGGTTCGATATAGATCGATCACTCGTGCTTGACTTCCCCACGGTCCCATTCCCAAAGTGGCAGGACCCTCGGGGTCTTGGACACAGATCTTCCGCAACAGATGGGTCTGACGACTCATTTGCCAACGAGAAGGCTGCGTTCAAAGACTCCGCTCACGGTCTTTCCGCGATCGCACTGCTGCAGACGGCCGCTTCCTCCAAAGGGAGTAGTCGTCGAACGCTTCGGGTGTAAACCCGTTGCGTCTCATCAACTCACAATGAAAGATGAATCACAATGGCTGCACGCAGCACTGTGACCCTGACCGACGCGGCGGCAACGCCCGTGGCCCTCTCGTATGTCGTCGCTGGCGGCGTGCTCAACTCGATTCTGTCCTGGATCAACCGCTCGGTAACGAGCGTGATCCTGGGCCAGAATCGGCTGACATGCTTCCAGCGGCCGGCAGACAAGAAGATCCAGGCGACGAAAGTCACCTGGAAGCTCGAGAACCCCATTCTCGCCGACTCGTCCGGCAGCACCAGCTCTGGCTATCCTGCCGAGCCCAAGCTGTCCCACACTCTTCTCGGTACGATCGAGTTCGTGCTGCCTGCCAAAAGCACGCTGCAAGAACGAAAGGATCTGCTTTCGCAGCTCCGTGATCTGATCGATGAAGCAGTCGTGACCAATCAGGTCCACGACTACGACTTCATCTACTAACAAGTAGAACGAAGTCGGTGGGTAACAACATCTATCCCATAAGGGAAGAAAGGGCTTATGCATAAGCAAGAGCTGATTGAGGGGCTAAGCCCCTCGAGTCGTGACAGCAGTCACGCACTGCTGGACGTGGTTCTCCACAGTCTGTGCCAAGCGGTTGACTCCCCGCGCAGCCTGAGTGTATTCATCTTGTGGAAACACAAAGAATATGCCCAATTGGTTGCGTTGGAAGTCAATCCACTTCATTACAACAGTCCCATTGCTTTCAGCAATGATCAGTTGGTCACGAAGTTCCTGGCGAAGTTCCCAGATTTTCGACATGAAGATCTGGATCCTGAAGGGAAAGCATTGCAAACTTTCCTTGACTGTGAAGACGCTTGCAAAGAGACGAACAGGCGATTCAAGGCCTTAGAGGAGGACCCACACTTATGGGACCCGACGATGCGCAGGGTTTTCCTGTCTGCACGTCGAAAAATTGCCTCTGTCCTTGGAGAGCCTGACCTCGACTTGATAGCAAGCGAGTTTGGATGGGGTCCGGGAGCGACAACGTCGACTTCCGGTTCACTCACATCCGCGTACGTCAAGTTCAAAGCGAAGCTTGACGTCACGAGCAATA